ACCTAAAGCAGATCCTATTTGGTTTATATCCTCTCTACTGTAAACACGATTAACCGCTATTAAGTCTCTGCAAAAGTCTCTAGTACCTGCTATTACCTCTGCACCGTAACCAGGCTTAACTTCATAACTATACATTATCTTCATCTTGCTAATGTCGCTCTGTACGACTGCTAACTTTCCCGACTTTGTAACTTTACTATCTTTATCTAAGTGTCCACCTTGTCTAAGCCTATTATAAATACCGCTTAACTCTAAAGGGTTAATCTTTGTAGATTGATGTATAGAATCGAAACTCTCTCCCGCTATGATTAGATTTAATACTTGTATTTGTTTACTTGGTAAAGTAGCAAACACGCTTTTAAAAGGCTCGTCACTCAGTGGCTCACTTGCTAAGAACTCTACTTTATCTTTAGGCGTTCCGTATTTCATAAACTCAGAAATAACTTCATTAGATGCATCTTGTTTAGAAAATGTTTCCGTTACTACTTCCTCTACTTTTTTAGTGTGTGGTAATTCTACTTCGTTAAACTCTTGAACTTCATTAACACCGTTAAATTTAGACAAGAAATTTACAAAGGCTAGTAATTGGTTTTGTCTATTTTTAACATAGTTCTCTTTAAACATCCAATAATCGAAGTCAGTAGTCTCAGCATTAAATGAGCCGTCTTTATCAAATCCAAATAGTGACATGGGTACTGAATGACCTCGTAACATATTCATCCTTACATCTTCGCTTAAAGTAACATAACGCTCATGTAACTGGTTGCCGTTTAAGTGTACTACTGATGGCTCTGTTTCTTTACCGTCTCCAAAAGTAATGAATACACCGCCTGCATTATCTGAACCCGTAGCAGTTTCTAAAATTCTATCTTCTAAATCTTCTCTATCACTCAACTTCTTAGGCTCTCCGTTATTCAATTGTAATAAAGTGCCTAAACTAAAATTATTAACCACCTCTGAAAGTGTGTAGTTAGTTATCTCAATGTCAGATAGTATTGATTTAATTGCACCCGAATAAGGTAAGTTAGGGTAGTAGTTGTATGTAAGTTTATTACTATCTAATTTTACAAGCATCTGCATAGGCTCAACTTTAAACTGATAGATAAAAGTTAAGTCTTCGTCTGGCTTGTTTTCATAAGAACAGTAATCTTTTACCTCAACCGTTGAATCTGTCCAATCTTGGCTTACTCTAAAGTTTCCACCAATAGTAACTCTAACCCATTCATAAGGTACATGAGTAACTTTTTCAATAGTCTTTTTATCTGCTGACAATCTACATTTTACATAATAGCAATCTCCTAATTCTAGGTTTAGATCAATTCCATGTAAGATAGGATTAACTAACTTTAATAAATCTTTATTGTTAGGTGTCTCTTTTAATCCGCCCGAAATAGTATAGAATACTTTACCTTTGATAATGCCTTGATGTACTGCACAATGATAGAATAAATAGTTACTCCATTGAGGATATAAATTATCTTTACCCCATGTAATAATATTCTTACCGTTGTCCTCTTCCTCTATTGCTAAAGGTACAGTATATGTTTTACCAAAGTTAAACATCGTTTGGTTTTTCTTCTTACTCATCTATTCTCATTTTACCTACCTCTAAGATAGTGAAATTATTGTAATCAGTATCAATATTATCTCCATTATAAATATAATAAGTATAATCTCCTGCTGCTGTTATGTTTAAATCCGTTGGTAAAGTTACATCAAATTCTACAAACCTAGTAGAAATATCTGTATAAGTTAAATACTCAACTACTTCAATTTTAGTTTGTTCGTTGACTACACGCCATAAATAAAAACCGCTCGTATTAAGTTCATTAGCCTCAACACATAAGCGGTTAGAATCATTAAGATTTAAGTATAACATAAGTAACAATGGGGGAATTGCACCCCCTTATTATTTTTAAGATACGTAACTAACTATTGCAGCAGCATCAACCGCTGAAATAAAAGGCGCAGATACTTGCTCAGTACTTGCAATATTAATAGTACTTCCTGCCATGTCTGCTAATGCTTGACCTGTTGTAGTAGTAGACGAACCGTTAAACAATCCATTCTTCCAACCATAGACTCTATAAAGTCCGTTGTTATCTTCTACTATTGCCATCCAATAACCAGTACATAAAGCATCTCTCTTTTGAATAGTAGCAGTACTATTTTCTTTAAGCATAATCATTACATTTTGCTCGTAGATGTTCGTATTATTTTCCCTTGGTCCCGTTGAGTTTTCGTCTGCCATTCCAGATGCTACATCTGGCGTGAATTTGAAAGCGTCTAAGGTTTGAGTATAACTGTCTACTAAATTAGATACAACAGTTAACTCTATTCCGCTATGCGGTATAAATATTACGGATTTATAACCTCCCACGCTTGCGCAGGAGGCTTTAGTATATCCGCTTGTAATTTCACAACTCATATTGTTTTTGTGTTTTAAGCGTTAGTAATTTATGATGCTACTTCTTCGTACTTAGCAAAATACTCAGGTCTTGCATAAGCAACATCTAAGAACATTCTAGTAGAAATTCTCAACTTCAAAGTCTCTTCTGAAAAGTGAGAGTCAATAGCATCTAGGTCTGAACTTGCATCAGTTCCCACAGCAACATATTGGTAAGGTACAGCGTAAATCTCTCCCGTAGACAATTGTCTTTGGATTACCGCTCTTACAGATGTACCAGGTATGTTAATGCTTCTTCCGTTTCCTTCTCCTTCTACTTGTGCAGTATAAGAATAGTTGTTATCATTTAAGATATTGTCAATTAAGAACTCAAAATCTACTTGTGAGCATCTAATATCGAAAGCAATATCATTATCATATACTTTAGAACTTACTGTTCTTGCAACACCTTTAAAGATGCTCAAAGCATTAGATGCAGAAACCGCAGTACCATCTCCATAAGCAGGGATGTTAGGATCATTCTTAAATTGTTTAAGTAAACCATCAAACATATTCAATGTAGGAGAAACAGCATCTGTATCTGCTAACCAAATTTTATCTTCAACTCTCTTTTTAAGTAACATTGCGTAAACAGCAGTAACTTGTTGAGATGCAGGTAATTCTTCTAGGCCATTCTTAGCACCTTTAGCCAATAGCAATGCTGTCCATTTAGCATTTAAGTCATCATTACAATAGAAGTCATTAGAACCAACTAATGCAGGTGTTAAGTTAACCTCAGAGAAGTCAATAGCACCACCACTATCAGAAACATCACAAGCAGAAAGTGCTTCGATATCCATAGTTACGTCAAAGATTTTAATTTTCTTAGTTGTGTTCTTAGTACATTCTTGGTCAATAGTTACTTTTGACAAGAAGTCAGAAGATTCTATTAATTGAGGAATCAATTCCGTAGACTCCATGTTTACGTAAGTAGATGCGTCAGCCACATCGTAACCGAATTTTTCTTTTATTGCTTTTTTAAATTGTCTTTTGCTCATCTTTATTTATTTTTAAGGTATTCAGTTAGGTTAAAAGTTTTCTTTGTATTTGTCGGTGTTGGTTTCTTAGGCTCTTTGTCTAATTCCAGTTTTAAAGTTTCGATTTGTTTAGTGAAGTCTTCGTTTTGCTTTTTAAGTTCTGCGTTCTCTTTCGCTAGTTCTTCCATTGCTTCTACTGCTTCGTCCTCTTCCTCTTCTTTAGGCTCGTCTGCCATTACCTCGATTTCTTCGTATGTTGCAACGATTCCGTTAGCATCGATAGTAATAACTACTTCCTTACCGTCTTCATTAGTGTAAGTGTGCGCTCCTTCTGGTGCTAGTATTTTATTGTCTTCTTCGTCAATCATAAATACCTCAGTACCTTCCGCCATTTGACCATCCCAAGAGATAGTTACACCGTCAGTAGTTACCGCTTCTGCTAGTTTTGTTTCAATAGGCGTAACCTCCGCTTCATTCTCGTTAAAGAACGCTTTGATATAGTCCTTGAAACTTTGTTTCGTTTTACTCATTTTATTTTTGTTTTGATTTTTAAAATTCGTTTTTGCTAGTGACATCCAGACCTCGATTGAGAATCCGTTAAATTTTCCAGACTTTAACTCTTCCCAAGTCTTATCATCTTTTACATAGTATGATACTATCCACGATCCGTCTTTTATGTTTTGGTTTTTCAATCCGTTTGGTGGATTCATTCCACTTGCTGAATCAACAAAGAAAGATTCTAAGAATGTTACTTTTGATTTATCTACTACATCATCCCCGTCATGCATCTTGTTAACGTTGTGATGAAAGTTGTTAGCCATCATTTTCTCTGCAATTCTGAAAGTAGTCTCTTTATCAAAGTAAACGTAAAATTCTCCCATGTCAGGGCTGTTACGATAGATAGGTACATCAGTAGCAATGGCAACACCTCTAACTATTCTCCTCTCATTATCAAAAAAGGTGTGTTTCTTTTTGTCGTTCTTACCAAACAATTCAAAAGCCTTGCTGTGCGCAGGATGGTCAACCCAAGAGTTGAAGTCCATGCCCTCATCGTCATCTGCTAGTATTGCCTTGTATATTGGTAACTTCATACTACTATAACGTATTACCGTTTAAAAAGGGTATTTGCCGTTTATGTAATAATTAAGTATAGTTTGTTTTGTTTGACTATATTTGTAGGAGATAACGTTTAGTGTATGTGCCGTTTGAGGTACGAAAATGGAATATAACGCTCGAGTGCTTGGCGAAGAAG